AATGGCTACAGTTTATGAAATCGTCCAGGGCTTATCACAAGCCGCAGCAAACGCCTACGACGGCGCAATGACCGAAGATGGCGAGCCCATCAAGGCAGGTCTAAAGAGAGAAGAAGGCAACCCCCTTATTGATAAGCGGGTGATGGACGGCTTCAATGTCAAGTTCCACGGCAACATGATGAGACTATCTTACATGTCCGAGGTCACCCTCAAAGAAGTTTACGCCAATGGTTTTGAATCCGATGTCGAAGCACAGATGAACGAGATTGTTAAGTTCCTCAAGAAAGAAGCCCGCAAGATTACTGGCTCTACTGTCAAGCTTACCAAAGAAGGCGAGATTGACATCCGTGTTGAGAACTCCTCAAGAGTGCGCTCTTGGGTTACAGCCGTTATGGAATACAAAGTTGGCGGAATGGAAGAAGTCGCTGTCGTTGGCGAGGCAACCGAAGATAAACTTGCTGCTGGTTGGGAAGCATTCATGAAGCAGGGTGGTCTCGGTAAGCGTCCCCCGAACGACAAGAGACCAAAGAACTCCGGCAAGAAAGACTAAAGAAAGATGAATGCCGAGATTAACGAAAAAGCAAATACTCAAAGAAGTCGTTAAGTGCGGTAAAGACCCCTCTTACTTCCTGAAAAACTATGCCCGCATCTCTCACCCGATGCACGGGCTTATGTTGTTTAAGACTTATGATTATCAGGATGTCTTACTAAACGACTTTAACGACTACCGCTTCAACATCATCAACAAGGGTCGTCAGCTAGGCATCTCAACGATTACGGCTGGTTACATTGTTTGGATGATGCTGTTTCACCGCGACAAAGCCATCCTTGTTATGGCTACCAAGTTTGAAACCGCAGGCAACTTGGTTCGCAAAGTCAAAAACATAATGAAGAACCTTCCTGAATGGATCAGGATTGCAAGCATTACGACAGACAACCGCACGTCTTTTGAGTTGTCTAATGGTTCTTCTATCAAGGCTGCCTCTACTTCTGGCGATGCTGGTCGTTCCGAAGCACTATCACTACTCGTGCTTGACGAGGCAGCACACATCGAAGGTCTCGATGATCTATGGACTGGTCTCTATCCAACACTATCTACTGGTGGTCGCTGCATCGCCATCTCCACGCCGAATGGTGTCGGTAACTGGTTCCACAAAACCTGCGTAGGTGCCGAGAGCAACGACAATAATTTTAATCTCACAACGCTTATGTGGGACGTTCATCCCGAGAGAGATGAAGAATGGTTCAAGAAAGAAACCAAGAACATGTCCAAAAGACAGATCGCTCAGGAGTTAGAGTGCAACTTCAACACCTCTGGTGAGACTGTTATTGATCCTGCTGGGATCGAGTGGATGATGTCTTTGGTCAAAGAGCCAAAACATAGAACCGGCTTTGATAGAAACTTCTGGATTTGGGAAGAGCACGATCCTACTTGCAATTATCTTATCGCTGCTGACGTAGCGAGAGGCGACGGGGCTGATAGTTCTACATTCCACATTCTGAAACTGGAAACGATGGAGATCATCGGAGAGTATCAGGGCAAACCAACACCCGACCTCTATGCTAATATGCTCAATCAGGTCGGTCGAGAATTTGGAAACGCTATGATGGTCGTGGAAAATAACTCCATCGGCTATACGGTAATAGACAAACTCATAGAGTATGCTTATCCAAATCTATACTGGTCTGTTAAATCTACACACCAATACATCGACCAACATCTCGGCGAGCATCAGACCGGAACTATCGCCGGTTTCTCTACGACGAGTAAGACTAGACCCCTCATAGTAGCCAAGTTGGAAGAGTTTATAAGAAACAAACTAATTAAAACGTATTCTTCACGTTTAACAAATGAATTTAGGACTTTCATTTGGAACAATGGCAAGCCACAGGCAATGCGAGGTTACAACGATGACTTGGTTATGGCTCTTGCAATTTGTTGCTGGGTCAGAGACACAGCGATTCAATCAAATTCAAGAGACCTCAATTATCAAAAAGCCTTTGTCGATTCTATTATGACTTCCAGAACTACTTTAAACACGCAGATAAGAGGACAAATAGGCTACACAGGCGACGACACAAATAGTAAAATACGTGAAGCACAAAATCTATATTCCCAACATATGTGGATAATAAAGTGAGAAATTAAATGGCACCCAAAAACCCAAAACAAGGCAAGAACCCAGCTAACAGAGACTCTCAATTATTTAAGTCTCTTACTCGGCTATTCTCAGGACCTATTGTTAGTTACAGATCGGAATCTGGTCGTAAGATTCGCAGACAGCATCTTGACAAATACTCTACTAGGTTTAAGACCGCATCAGGACAGCAGTTCAAGAAGCAGTCTTACAACCCTCTAGATACGATCGCAGCGAACGCTATCGCAAACCAGAGGCGTTCAGAGCGCTACATAGACTTCGATCAAATGGAATACATGCCAGAGCTAGCTTCTGCTCTCGACATCTACGCAGATGAGATGACCACATTCTCTGCCCTATCTCCAATGCTAAACATCAAGTGCCGCAACGACGAAATCAAAGCAGTCTTGAACATCCTTTATCATAAGATTATGAACATCGAACACAATCTTTTCGGTTGGTGCCGAACGATGTGTAAGTATGGTGACTTCATCTTATATCTAGACATTGACGACAACGAGGGAATTCAATCAACGATCGCCATTCCTCTACAAGAAGTTGAGAGACTAGAGGGGCTAGACGCCACAAACCCAAACTACGTTCAATACCAGTGGAACTCTGCTGGAATGACTTTTGAGAACTGGCAGGTTGCTCACTTCCGCATCCTTGGAAATGATAAGTACGCTCCCTACGGAACTTCCGTTCTAGAGCCTGTCCGCCGCATTTGGCGTCAGCTTACTCTTATGGAAGATGCGATGATGGCTTACCGCATTGTTCGCTCCTCCGAGCGTAAGGTTTTCAAGATCGATGTTGGTGCTGTTCCCCCGCAAGAGGTCGAGCAGTTTATGCAAAAGATTGTGTCTCAATTAAAGAGGCACTCTATTGTAAACAAAGACACTGGTCGCGTTGATCTTCGCTACAATCCAATGTCCATCGAAGAGGACTACTACATCCCAGTTCGTGCTGGTTCTGTGACCGACATCCAAAACCTCGGCGGCGGTCAAAACACTACAGCGATTGACGATGTAAAATATCTCCGCGACAAAATGTTCTCTGGAATCAAGATTCCACAGGCTTACCTCACTATGGGTGAGGGCGCACAAGAAGATAAGACAACACTAGCCACGAAAGACATTCGTTTCGCTCGCACCATCCAGCGCCTACAGCGCTCTATGATTCACGAGCTAGAGAAGGTCGGCATCATCCACCTTTACACTCTCGGCTACAGAGGAGAAGATCTCCTAAACTTTAAGCTTGCTCTAAATAACCCAAGCAAGATCGCGGAACTACAAGAGTTGGAACACTGGAAGACCAAGTTCGACATCGCAGCATCAGCAACAGAAGGTTACTTCTCTCGTCGATGGGTCGCCGACAATATCTTTGGAATGTCTCACGAAGAGTTCCTACGCAACCAACGCGAACAATACTACGATCGTAAGCACGACACAGCCCTTGAGAGTGTTGCCGAAGCTGCCGCCACTGGTGGTGGCGAGGCTGGTGGTGGACTCGACCTCGGTGGTGGTGGTGATGAGGGTGGCTTAGATCTCGGCGGCGATGAAGGCGGTGGCGATCTAGATCTTGGTGGAGACGAGGGCGGCGGTGATGCTGGCGGTGAAGACGAAAGCGCACTCTTAGCAGCCCCTCCGGGTTCTCGCAACTCGCCGCGCCTAGCCAAGTCCCTTGGCAAGCGCGCGAGAGCAGGCAAGAAATATGTAACCAAAGGCTCTAAAGGCAAGGCTTATCAAAAGGTAGCTACAGATAAGAGACCCCAAGGTGCCAGGACTCGCAACTATGCCAGCGTTCCGACACCCGAGATGAACACTTACAGAACCAATAATCTTGGTGGTTCAGAACTAAGATCTCTCGCCAGGGGCATTTATGAAGAGCAAGACCCTAATTACTTGCGAGACCACGAAGAAGAGCAGGCTCTTCTTGAGGTCAACCATTCTATAAAGATGCTCATTGAGAGTTTGGAAACCAAGACAACGGAGAATAATAATGAAGAATAGACACAACAAGAAGCGCAACACGGCTTTTGTTTTTGAGGCTCTCGCTCGCGAAGCTACCGTAGCCATTATAAAGGGAGACAACGAAAGAAAAGAAAAAGTTGTCTCTATCGTGCGTAAGCACTTCACCACAGACTCTCTGTTAAAGAAAGACTTGGAATGCTACCGCTCTCTTTACGAAAACCAAGATCTTGATGAGCCCACCAGTAAAAAGATTATGGAGGCGGCGATGGCTGCTAAGCGTCTCATCGACGCAGATGGTTTGTTCAAGCAGCAAACAGCAGTCATAAACGACATCAATAAAGACCTGAGTCCAGACACATTCAATAACTTTGTGCCGAACTACAAGTCACTAGCAACGATTGCCAAGATGTTTAACACAAACTCTCCAAAACAATCTGTTATGCTTGAGACAAGAATAGTAGAAGGAATGACAGGCAAGCTAGAAGAGCAGGTGATGGCACCTATTGACTCTCTCACTTTCTCTACTTTTACAAAGAAGTTCAACGAAAAATACGGAAGCTCCCTGCTAGAAGAGCAGAAGAACCTTCTCAACAATTATATCTCATCATTCTCTCAGGATGATCTTGAAGCAAAAATCTACTTCAACAGAGAACTCGGCAGACTAAAGCAGTCACTATCCGAAGCTACAAAGGTAGAAGAGATTCTAAATGATCCCGAGATGCTAAGAAAGACAAAGGCTGTGAAAGAGAGGCTTGAGAGCCTTTCAAACGAAACAAGTCTCAACGAATCTACCCTGCTAACCATTTTAAGAACGCAGGAGCTAGTAAAGGAAATCAACGACAATGCCAGTAAAAGTTAGAATTGTTCCAGTCCCCGAGCCCATCAGGGTTACGATCAAGCCAAAAGCTCCACCCCCCACGGTAACGCTAGAACTAGACATTCGCAAGTCCCTGAGCGGTGACCTAATGATCTTCGACCACGGAGACCTAGACATCGTGCTTTCTGGAAAAGATAAGAAGGTTACTGCATTTCCAAAGCAGACTATGACTGATTTTACTTACGGCGCACAAAACAGACTATTCGCCCATCTTGCTCGCAAAGGCATCATTATCCCCGAATCAATCCAGGGCGGCTCTTATTACGGAGCGATGGAAGCCAAACTACAAGAAGCTGCTGACGGCAAACTAAACGCTGCCAAGTTTGCTCTTATAAACATTGAGAGATTCATCAAAGAAGAGAAACCCTACTACGATAATGTTGAAGCGGTGGTCTCCGGCGCTGATGATGAATTCACAGATCCAGACAAGACCGATTCAACAGAACTCGGTGAGGTCCCCCAGCGCGACGAGCAGGGTTCTATTCGACCCGGCTATGGTCCCAATAATGGCTACGCCATGTCTTACATGTACACAATATAAGGTCCCATTATGTCAAAAGAAATGAAAGTCATAATGGAGAACTGGGATAAGTTTGTTATTGAAGAAGTAACTGCTGGAGAGTACTTAGATAAGATAAAACGAGATTTATACATTATTGCCGCTAAACAAGCCGGCTCAGATGCATTAAAAACTGTCGTATCAGAGTTTGGCGAAGAGATTGTTAATGCTTCTTTGGATGCGCTGGGTGCGGTACCAGGGATTGGTAATGTGACATCTGCACTTAGAAGTTTGTGGAACGCAGGGAAAATAGCCAAAAAGGGCTTCGAAGTTGTCAAAAACGCCAAAGAATTAATTCAGCCTGCCAGAAAAGTTTTACAGATTGCTGCTGGTGCATATATTGGACACGGCGGCAATGACGCCGAAGCTGAAAAGTCTTATCTTGGCAAGCTTCTAAATATTGACGATCCCACAGAAGAAGTTACTGATGAAGACCACTTAAATAGATTTGCCTCTCTGTTAATAAATGATTTGGCTAAAAATAGAGAAGTAGAAATTGATGACGTTGATAGATATGCAGAAGAAAAGCTCGCTAATTATTTAGTTAATTT